TCACTCAAGACCTGCATCTGCGCCACCATCCGCGCTAAGGCTTCGGCCGTGGATTCATCATCCAGCTTGATGCTGTTGGCCATGGATACCAAGGAGCGGATGTCCCGGTCAAAGGTACCCGTAAGGCCAAGCATGTCGCCCATGGTACTTTGCCAGTTTTCCGCCACCTTAATAGCGACAAGCGTGGCCCCCATCGCCTGCTCTACCTGGACGGCGACCTCCTTAGCTGTGCCGGACACGCTACCCAGAATCAAATCAAAGGCAACCCCGACCTCTTTGCCTGTCTTCCCAGCGGCATCGGCGATTTTGGTGACGATATCGCCCACCGCCGCGTCAAAGTCCTTTGCCATCCAGATTTGGCTGTTTTCTGCTAGCTTTTTCAGTTCGTCCTCTACCTCCTTGGCCAGGTCAGGCCCAAAGAAGTCGGCAATGGCCTGGGTCAGATCGGCCATGGCCTGGAACGAATCTTTTAGCTCATTGGCGTCGATGTCACCTGAATATTTATCGCTGAGGCCGAAGGTCAGGCCAAAGCCACCGGTAGCGTAGGCGCCGGCTTCGCTGTCCTCGAGCTGGCCTAGTTGGTAGCGATCCGTGCCGGTAACCGCCATGAAATTGCCATAGCTTGGCGAGTCCCCAAACAGCGAGCCGAGGAAACCACCGCCCGCCCCGCCCAAGAGCGACCCGACCAGGGGGGCAAAGGGGCCAAGGATTGGGGTAAGGAAAGCCGAAGACAGAGCACTGCCGAGCGTGCTTCCAATCGTGGAACCTATTCCGCCATAGCCTTTCCCACCAAATAACGCATTGCCGAGCAGGGAACCGGCGATATTGGACAGGGCGAAATTCCAGTTGGGGGTGTTGGAGAGGGATGTGGCCCAGGACGATGTGGTACCCGTCCAGGGGTCATAGGTACCACCGCCAAACAGATTGGCGATGCCGGTACCGTAGCTAGTACCGCTAAACCAGGACCCGATGCCGGATAGTCCGCCGATGCCACCCATCCCCCCAGTCCCGATACCACCCATACCTCCCGTGCCGGTGCCTCCGGCCATGCCGAGCAGGTTGGCCTGAATGGGCACGATGAGCGGCTTGAGTAGGAGCTGATAGGATAGATCGGCTACCCATTCGAGAACGGTTTCCGTCAGGTTTTCCAGGACATTGCCTTGACCGGTGATCAGGCTGCGCCATAGGGATTGGAAAGTGTTGTCCAGGCTATCCACGGCGTCGGCCCAAGCGGAATAGAAGCCATCCGCCTCGCGGCGGGCGGCCTCGGCGGCTTGGGCTTGATCCCTGGCTAGTCCGTCTAGTACCTGGCTGGCCTCTTTGGCGGACAGTGCGACAGATCCAGACCGGCCTGCCAGGGCGGCGGCGACGGCGGCCTGTGCCTCGGCATAGTCCTCGGCGGCGGCGCGGGCGGGGAGGTAGCGGGCGATCAAGCCTTGAACGGCGCGCTCGGCTTCCTGGATGGCTTGATTTTCTTCGCGCTGCGCCTTGGCTAGCCCTTTGCTGGCGCTGCTGGCCCTGCCCTTGGCGCTGGAGCTTTTGTCCAGGCTAGCGGTGTATTTGGCGACTTGCTCGCTTACCCAAGCTTCGTCCTTGCCTAGAGATTTGGCAATTTCCTGGTATTTCTTGGTCGCCTCGGCAACTTGATATTGCCGCTTGACGGAAGCGTCATAGGTGCCGTTAAGCTTGAGTAACGACTGGTTGGCCTCATCGATAACGGCCCGGTGCTTTTCATATCTCGCAACAGCGTCATCTCCCATGGATTGCGCTTGAGCTTCACCCAGCTTTTTTGACGCGGCGGCGGATTGCTCCAGCCCTCTTGCAAAGGCGAATTGCTCCTGGGATACCTGCTGCAAGGTCTTCAGCTTGCCTTCGACGTTCGCGGCCCACTCCGTTAATGGTGCGAATGCGCTTCCTGAATGCTCTTCAACCTGACGCACAGCATCTGCATAGTCCTGAACGGCGCGCAGGCGACGTTGCTCCATTGATGCTAGTTTTTCAGCATCATTGGCGAAGGTGGTGAGGCCAAGCCCGTCCCTGGCATTGGCCGCAGCAGCAAGGGCATTGGCCAGTCCGCGCGCCAATTCTGTGGCGCCCGCCAAAGCTCCCCCGAGAAGTGTAGTAGCGTCCGTAACTCGATCGAAGCCGACGGCCACATCACCCATGGCGTTAGTAAACTTGTTCCATTCCGCCTGCAGGCCAGTAATGGCATTGCCATCGTCATAAAAGGCGCGGAGCTGGCTGGCCAGGCCTGGCACGATATCCGTCACCAGGATCTCGCCCTTGGAGATCATCTCCTTCATCTGCTCGACGGTCATTCCCATGCCGTCGGCGGCCAGCTTCATGCCGCTAGGGATACGGTCGGTGACTTGGCGCAGGTCTTCTAGGTTGGCTGTGGTCTGGCCCATGAGCTGTTCCAGACCCAGTAAAGCGCCCTGAGTGTCGGCGCTACTTTTTCCAAGCTTGGCCATGGCCAGTGCCACAGCCTCAAAGATGTCGCGGGTTGCCTGGCCTTCGAGCGAGGTGCCTTTAGCGGCGGCGGTAAGGCTGACGTAAGCTCCCGATACGTCATTCACCGAAAGCCCCATGCGGTCCGCGGTGGCCTTTATGTAGTCCATCTCTGCGGCGGCGGCCTGGGTGGAGCCGGTGACGGCGGTCAGACTGGTTTCTAGGCGATGAGCATTTTGAGTGGCATCGATGAAGGCCCTTGTTAGTTCGGCAATACCGATCCCCGCGGCGGCGGTCACGGCCAGGCTTTTGAGTTGGCCGGTGAGGGTGCCAAGCCCGCCGGAGGTGGCGTTATTGGCCGCCCGGTCAAGCCCGTTCACCTCCCCCTGAACCCGGCGCAGGCCGGTAATTGCGGCGCTGCCGTCGGCGTTGATGATGAGGCTGAGTCTCATGCTACCGGCCATGGCTTAGCTCCTGGGGGGTGAAGGATGGGGAATGAAGAATGGGGGATGAAGGAAAGGAGGTGGAGCCTCCTATCCTTTTCCTCACCTTAGTCGAGCCATCGGCGGCCTGAGCATGGCGGATTTTTCCTTGGCGCGCTCCTGGGCTAGGCGCTGGTGCGTCACCTGTAACTGGGTCCGTTCCAAAATTTGGATATCGGCGAACAGGCCCTGGCGGTCTTCCTGGGGCAGGGCTTGCAGATCCATTACCGCCTTTACCCCGGCATAGTCCAGGCCGGTGGGGACGCCGTTCAGGCCGGCATGGCGCCATTGGGTATCACAGGCCAAATAGAGCATGATGGCCGGGACGTTTTCAGGCCATAGTTCAACGGCGCCGCATTGGCCGCACCAGGTGCGCTCACCGCGTGATTCCATGCACACGCGGCAGGTGCTGGCGCCATGGGTATGGCCTTGAGTGGCTGCCTGGCTGGACTCGCCGGGGGCATCCAGCCGCCAGCGCAGCCAGGCGATTAGTTTTTTCGGCGCCCATCTTCGTCCAGTTCTTTGATGGCCTGGCGGACCGCTTTTACCACCCAGGTGCCGATGTTCAGGAGGGCGCGCAGGCGCTCTGGGCTATAGGCCAGTGGCTCGCCGGCCTCGTCGCAGATGTCCGCCCAGTCGGTGACGCGGAGGACGATGCGATCCAGGTCGCGCTTAATGGCCTCCGGGGTGATGGCGTCCGCCATGGAGATGAACTTGGCAAGCATGGCGGCGGCGGAATCTACCCCTCCCTGCTCAGTTTCGGTTTTGAGTCGCTCTACCTGTTCCGTGATGGCGGACTGCATGATTGCGGCGTTTTCCGCATGGGATATTAGTTTGACCCGCAACTTGATGCGGGCCTCGCCGTCAGGATCGGGGAGGCGGATGGTAAGCCAGGATTGGCGGTCTGCTTGAAGTTTGAACATGGTCAGTCTCGGTCAGTGTTGGTCAGAGGGTGGTCAGTAAGGGCGCGGCGCCTGTCCAGGAGAGGAGAGGACGGGGCGCCGCTACCCGGCGACTGACCGGCGCCGGGATCTGGTTACGCGATCAGGGTATCAGCCAGGGGCGACAGGAGCACGGCAACCAGGCCCTTGTCGGTGGCGCCACTCTTGAAGCCAGTAAAGGTGAACGTGACCTCGGTGCCGCCGGGGCTGGTGATCGGTGGGGTAGCCATGGCGATGGTGGCGTGGTCGAGCTTGAGGCTGAGCTTTTCGTTGCCGGCGGACGCGCCGGTGCCGGTGCCGAAGGTCAGGGTGACCTCCAGGGTGGTGTCGGTGCGGGCGTTGGCCTTGTCGATGTAGGCGGAGAACAGGGTGGTGTCGACGATGGCGGTGACCTGGCCGGTGACATCGGCGAAGCCCTCGGGCAGGTCGATGCGCTCGCCGCTGGTGCCGAGGGTATAGCGCCCGGCGTCGAGGTTGTTGTTGATGGTGAACTGGACGCTCTTGACGTTGGTCACCGATGAACCGCCAACCAGCACGGCGCAGTCGGGGGCAAACCAGCCGGTATGGCCGGTATCGGCCAAACTGGCGTCGATGGGGGACGTGGCAATGGTGTAGTTGGCGCCCTGTACCTGGAGGGACAAAGTGGCGGCGCCTTCCTGGGGGATGTCGATGGTCGCCTGGCCTACGCGGCAGCCGAGGAACTGCTCAACCTTGCTGCTAATGCCGGCGCCGGTCCAGTCCTTCTCGACGATCAGGCCCACGGGCAGGGCCTTGGGGCGGAAGGTGTGGGTGTAGGGGGCGCTGGCGCCGGTGGTGGTCGGGGCGCCCAGGACGTGGCGCAGGTAGAAGCCGACGTGCTCCGGGGCCATCTCGACGTTGAGATTGCCGGAGACGTCGACATTGCCGGCGCCGGCCTTGGGTCGGGAGCGGTCGGCGCTGATGGTGTTGGGCTGGACGTCGTTGCGGCTGGCGGCCACCGAGCATTCGGTGTAGTAGGCCAGCATGCCCTTGGTGACGCTGGTCTTGCTCTTGTAGGTGACTTCGTCGTAAACGGCGACTTTGACGGCGGAACCAAGTACGGGCATGGGTTAGTCCTCGGAAGCGGGATCGGCGGGAAAGAGGGTGATGGCTTGAGCGGCGGATGCGACCGCGCCGGCCGGTTGGTGGGTGGCGTCCGCGGCCGCGCTGGGCTCCGCGTCGCTCACGCGCTCGAAGCCGCGGGCCAGCAGGCGCGCGGCGGTGGCGGGGTCGACCTGGTGGACGGCGCCGCCGGTGACATAGGGGCCAAAGGCCAGGGGCCAGGCGCCGGGGTGGCGGATGGCGACCTTAGCGAGGGGCTCCTCGGGATGGTCGGCGGTTGTCGGGGGCGGGTGGGCGGTCTTGCGGGCGGCGGGCATGGGTTGGGCTCTCACGGTGGGCCGGGCTTAGGGCAGGCGGTTGCGCAGGGTCTTGCCGCGGCCCGTTTCGTAGTACTCCAGCCAGGCCAGGCGGGCGCTGGTCTCGTCGCCCAGGTCGAACAGGCGGCCGCCGGTGTAGCGCAGGGGCTCCCAGTCGGTGGCCAGGCGGGCGCCGTCCAGGGTGTCGAACACGTCCGCGCGCAAATCGCGCAGGCGCCCCAGGCGGGTCTGGCCGTCGTCGGGGGTGGCGTCGCGCAGTTCCAGCAGCAGGCCGAGGGTGTCGGTGAACTGGCCATTGGCGACCTGGGTGCGGTCGTTGAACACCAGGATGGCGAGGGGGCTGCGCGCGGCGCGGGCCTTGGCCAGGTCCTGGGCGGTGCCGACCTCGTAGACGGCGACGGTCGGGTTGGCCTCGGCCAGGGCGGTGGTCAGGGCCGTGACGATCAGGCCGGGGTCGAAGCAGGGGGTCATGGGCTCAGAAGCCCCGCCCCGCGGCGGCGGCGACGGTGGTCAGGACGACGGCATTGGCGCTATCGCTGACCGGGGGATCACCCAGGGCCAATTCCGACTTGGCCAGGGCCTTGAGGGTGACCAGGTGGCGCGCGGCGGCCTCGGCCACTGGGGCGGGCACCTCGTCGGGGTAGAGGTTGCGCCGCGCCAGGTCCAGTTGGATGTGCTTGAGCAGCAGGTCCTCATCCGGCAGGGCACGGTTGCCGAGGTGGGAGCGGATCTCGGCGGCGGCCAGGTCGAGGGCCTCCTGGCACTTGGTCTCGTCCGGGTCGGCCTCCCCCCAGGCGGTGAGCTCGGTGATCTCCGGCCGGGCCTCTGGGTTGAACTTGGTCAGCAGATCGCTGACGGTGGCCCAGGTCATGCCGTGGGCCTCGGGCTGACGCTTAAATCAGGGTGCGCGTCCAGGTCCTGCCATTGCCGGGCGGAAAAGTACCCCGCCGGGCACGATGCCAGCGAATCGGGCTGGAACCAGCGGCCACAGGCGAAGACCGGACGATGGCCCAGGACGGTGACGATCACGGCAGGCGCGCGCGCATTCACCCCCGCCAAAGTGACGGGGGCGGTGGCGCGGGGGGTGGCACGGCGGACCATGGGTCAGTTGTCAGCCGTCGCTTTAGCCGGCGCCGGTGGAGCCCACCGAGAGCTGCCAGAAGCCGTAGGCCCCGGCGGCGCGGGCCTCGGCGCCGAACTTGTACTCGCGNNTTGAACACGTCGTCATTTTCCATGCTGGTCTGGCTGACGAAGGTGGGCGCCTTGCGCGTCTGCAGCACGAAGGGCTTGATCGCCCCGCGATTGCTGACGTGCAGCATCCAGGCGGTGGCACTGGTCAGGCGCGGGTTGACCTTGACGCGGCAGGTGCCACGGTAGGGGTTGGGGCTGTCATCCGCCAGCTTGTCGGCATTGGCGATGATGAGCGCCACCGCCTCCAGGGCAGGCGGGACTTCCAGCAGGTCGGGGATCAGGCCAAGGGGCTGCCCTTCCTCGTCTTTGAATCCCATCACCATGATGCGCGCGGCGCCATAGCTG